CTAAGTATTCAATAGGTTATGTAGATTGATACTAATCTGAGTGCTAATGTTTAAATCTTAATTATACTTTTTATTTAGATTATGTATTATCTGTTTCCACCAAGGTTTTTTCATAGACTTTCTCATTACTTTTTTCTGTTGTTCTATCCTTGAATTGAGTGAAGTAATTATTCTATCATACCTTGAGGTTATTTCATTAATCTTATTTTGTTGATAAGTATAAACATTATGAGTTGTGTAATGTTTTTTGCATAAATGTAGTGAGTATGCAAACATATCGCAGTTGCCAAAGTTACATTGTTCCATTACATGCCACCTTTCTTATTTAGTTTATTGTTAAATATTAAAGCAGTTTATACCGAATATCTACGTTAGGCTATTCTATGTAGCTAACTATAGTATCCTTAGACACATTGCTTAGGTCTAGGCGTTGGTCGGACACAATCATAGAGATTGTTCCAGTTTTATAATATTTCTAATCCAGCTATATTATCTATATCAGATATTTCAAGTTTATCTTTGCCATACTTCCTATGTGCTTTTAAAACTTTACAAGCGTATTTAGGTCTATCGGATGGCGTATGATGATTGCGATTAGTTTTATACTTTTTCCTATTTTGTGAATCAGTTGCTAATTTCATGACTTAGGCTTATATATTTGAGATTGAAGATTATTATTGTGACTGTATTGATTATACATCATCATATTATTTATTCCTTTAGTTTGTTATGTTTATTGACCATGTTATTTAATAATCGTAGTATACAAGTAGTTAGAAGGGTTACTCATGGAGCATCTGTCCTGTTAAGGAGAATAGCGCATCAAATAACCCTTAATAACTACATATAATACCTCTCGTTATACTCATAAAGGCATAACAACAAGCAAAGAAGAAATAAGCTAAAAGCTTATTCCTCCTGCACCTTTCAATGCATACCGAAGTTGATAGGCAATGTTACTTACTCTCTTAGACTCTTGTCTATCTGATGTCATACCAGACTTAACCTGTAAGTTAAACGCCTGTTCCTTAACCATCTTCTTCTTATGAGCAAGCGGAGCTGCCTCTAATTCCTTATACCAAGTCTCAGCCTTCTCTACTTCATCACGCTCACTCTCCCTTGAGTTCCAGTCGATGAGATTCATATCATGTTCATGCTGCGTAATAATGCCAGCAGCTAGGGCCTTCTGTAGTTGTTCAGGTGTCAATACACACCTCCTTTAGTTAGTTAATCAATAATACATAAAATCATAAAATATAAAAATCAAAAATAACGTAAATACTATTTACAACAATCTACCGATAGGTAGTACTATGATAAATAACACCCCATAACATTTTGTAAAATATTTCTTGACAACACATGGTCATTTACTGTAGCTTATTGCCCTTATACTATTATAATTATATACTACTGTTAAATAATAGAGCGCTTATATATATATAGTAAAGGAAGAAAAAAATGACAGAAAAAATAAACTGGATAGATGCTATACCACAAGATGCTCGTGAAGAGATTATACATGATTTATCCAAAGATGACACGTCAGAATTAGTACCTTTACAGATAAATACTATTATATACTGGATTCCTCTTGAAGTAAATATGTTAATAAAAGCCTTAGAAGTAGGTGAAATTGATGAATTAGAAGAAGAGAGGATTTTAAACTAATGGAGTATCAAAAGATAAAAGGCAAACGTCACTATGTCTATGATGATATGGAAGAGTTTAAAGAAGTCCACCCAAATATAACAGTTGGTAATTGGCGTGATGCTAATGAAAATGACTGGGTATGGAGCGATGATGATAGGATTATACAGTTATTAAAAGTAAGTGGTATAAAGCATCCTAATGACAGAAAAAATTATAAGTTATCTAAAGGGTATGTTCGTACTATTGTAGGTACATTCTTAAATAATAAAAAAACAAAAATGGATACTGACTTTAGTAACCATCCCAATAGATATACATTTAGTACTAAAATAAAGAACACAAGTGCTAGAGTAAAAGAACGTAAGAATTTAACAAAGAATGAACGTATATTCTCTGTGAACGTAGCAGGTGGTATGGGAGCAGTTAAGTCTTATATGGATGCATACGAAGAAATAAATCCAGAGAAGGCTAGAAACAAAGCTATTGTATTATTAAAACAGGAAAGAATTATGCAGGAAGTTGAAAGAAGTGTATTAGAAGTATCAAAGACATTAGGTCTAGACCATGAGTTTGTATTAAGAAAACTAAAGCTATTAGCAGACCATAGTGAGGATGATAATATTATTTTACAATCAACTAAAGAAATTGGTAAAATTATAGGAACAACTGGAGTTACAGTTAAATCGAAAGAAGTAGGAGTGTTTGGAGTATTTCAAGGATTTAGTCCTGAACAACTTGAAAGCATAGAAAGGCAAAAGATAGGTGATGGAAATACAAGTAGACAGATTGACGTTGGGTCAAACGATTGAAGCTTTAAAAAAGACTTCAGAAGGCTTAACTGAATTAGAAATAGAATATCCTGATAATTATATTGTTAGGAAAATAGTAACAATGAAACAACTTGTTGACCATCTTGATGCAAGTAATGTAATTTTAGATGAATAAGATTTTTATAAAAATTAATATTCCGTATGCATTAAGTACTACGGACTCAACAACTAAATACATGGTGTTTTATACAAAATGATAGCAACAAAAAGGAAGATGAAAAGGAACGAATTAATAAAAAGAGTAGAAGCTTTAGAATTTGTATTATCAAAAGTAATTAGTTCACAAAGAAATTTAGAATTAGTTATAGATTATTATATTGAAATGAATAAAGATGTTAAAAAATTTGAAAAATTTCTAGATAAAAAGACGGAAGATGCAGACACCTCCGAACCTAAATCTAAATAATATAACTAAAGCTGAAGAAGTATTTGAATTAGCTAGTAAAGATTTAATATCATTTGGTAAACTATTTTTACCTGATGACTTTATGCGTAGCGAAACACCTCCTTTCCATTATGAAGTAGCAGATAATATAGATGACCCTGAAGTAAAGCAACTCGCAATAATACTTCCCAGAGGTCATGGTAAGACAGTATTGACCAAAGCGTCTATATTGAAAGACTTTCTATTTTGCCCAAAAGATGATATGCATTTTTATGCTTGGGTATCTGCTACTCAAAAATTATCTGTTGGTAATATGGATTATATTAAATATCATCTTGAATATAATGATAAAATAAAATATTATTTTGGTTCAGTAAAAGGTAATAAGTGGACAGAAGAAGATATTGAGTTAACTAACGGATGTAAGTTAATTAGTAAATCAAATGTTTCAGGTATTCGTGGTGGAGCTAAACTACATAAAAGATATGACCTTATAATATTAGATGACTTTGAACATGAAGCTAATACAATTACTAGAGATGCTAGAGACAAGAATGCTACTTTAGTTACTGCTGTTGTTTATCCTGCACTTGAACCACATACTGGAAGGTTGCGTGTTAATGGAACTCCAGTTCATCACGATTCTTTTATTAACAATTTACTTATTAATCACGACAGAGCTAAGAAAGCTAAGAAAGATTTTGCTTGGAAATTAATTACATATAAAGCTATTACAAAAAAAGGAAATGCATTATGGACAAGTTTTTTTCCAAAAACAAAATTAGAAGAAAAGAAAAAGTTTTATTCGGATTCTGGAAAACCACAGAAATTTTATCAAGAATATATGATGGAGGTTCAAAGCCTTGAAGATTCATTATGGACAAGAGAACATATTAAGTATTGGGAGGGAAGGTATGAGTACGATGTGGAAGAAAGTCAAAATTACTTGGTTATTGATGGAGAAAAATTTCCTGTTAATACCTTTGTTGGTTGTGACCCTGCCACAGATATTGATACTAAGGAGTCTGATTTTTCTGTTATCATGGCTATTGCGATTGACTCAGAAAATAATTTATATGCTTTAGAATATGAAAGACATAGGAGTATACCAACAGTAGGACAAAAATCTGATAGTGGAAAAGT